AAATAAATGTATCCGTAATGATTATGATTATAATAAATATAAAGAAAGATATGCAGTTATACCATCATATAATGAATTAAAAAAATACTTACCAGATGATAAAATATTACATGATACTGGTAAATATATACTAGAATATCATAGAATGGGTATATATGTTTCATTTAAAGATGGTAAATTAATACATTTTTTATTATTAAATAATAATAATTATACCTCGCCTTATCAAGGTAAAGTTAAAATAGCTGATAAGTATAATAAAAATAAAAATTTTCGTATTACTCAATGTTTGCTCCGATATGAAGATAATTATAAAGAATATTATATTGATTTTTATGTTATGGAATTATATTATTTTTTATTAAACTTGACTAAAAATAGAAAAGTACCTGATTGTAATTTTTATTTAAATCATAAAGATCAAGTATTAATTAAAAAAATAAATAATACTTATTATGATCCATTTGTAGATGTTGTTGGTAATAAAGAATTAGATAGTGTTTGGCAAAAATGTAAATTAGGTAAACTATTTTCTTTTAGTACTGTTAAAGATTATTTAGATATACCATTTCCTACACCAGATGATATTAGTAGAGTATTAAATATTTACACACCCGATAATGATAATTCAGGTAAATGTCAAAATAATTATTTATCTGATAAATTAAATATTCCATGGGAAGATAAAAAGTCAGTTGCATTTTTTCGTGGTCGATCTACTGGTTGTGGTAATGACATTAATTCAAATACTCGGATTAAATTAGCATATTTAGATAGTAAATGGAATAAAGATAATAAAAATCAAGTTTTAGATGCAAAAGAAATTTTAGATGCTAAATTAGTTGATTGGGTATATAGATTAAAGAAATCAGAAAAAGATGCTGAATTTAATAAAGTAAATATACGTAAATTAGAAAGTAATGGTATTAAATTAGGTAAACGAGTACCATTAAATGAAGTTTATAAATATAAATATCTTAATGTAGATGGTAATGTTGCTGCTTATAGATTAGGATTTTTATTAGGTACTGGTAGTGTTATATTAATTGTTGAAGGTAAATATAAATTATGGTTTCAACAATGGTTAAAAGAAGGTATACATTATATTGGTATCAAAGAAGATTTATCTAATTTAAAAGAAAAAATAGAATGGTGTATTCATCATGATGAAGAATGTCAAAAGATAGCGGATAATTCTGTAAAATTTTTTAATGAGCGATTAACACTAGAACCAATATATGATTATATGATTGATGTACTTAAAAATTGAAATTTATTTTATATATAATATGAAATATTACAATTTAATAGTTACTATGTCTGTCACACTCAATGGAAAAGCCTGCCCTATTACTAATGCATCTGATAATGATATTGCTAAGATTGTAGTATTCAAACCTTTTATAGATTGGATTAATAATGTAAATAAAGATGGAAATATGAATATTACCGAAATTCAAATTCAAACAATTGACATGTTTGGACCTCGAATTGGATTTATCAAATTTAAGGCAATTGGTACATTTAATGGAAAACCAATTCCTGGTATTATTTTTATGCGAGGTGGTTCTGTAGCCATTCTCGTTGTATTAATTTGCGAAGGTAATAAATATGTAGTTCTTATTAAACAACCTCGTCTTCCAATGGGTAATTCCGCTTTTATAGAAATTGTTGCAGGAATGAATGATGGATCAGATAATATTTATGGTGTTGCTATTAAAGAACTTGAAGAAGAGACTGGTATCAAAATAGTAAAATCAAATTTAATTCACCTAGGTAATATGGTTCCAAGTGCAGGTGGATGTGATGAAGTAATTGATCTTTTTGTTCATACTAGTGAAGTGACTAAGACAGAATTAGTTAGTCTTCAAGGTAAATGCACAGGTGCTATAAACGAAGATGAACAAATTACGACTATGGTTATTGCATACGATAAAGTAATGAGTATTTGTAATGATGCAAAAGTAATATGTGCTATGTTTTATTATGAACGTATGTAATTTTATTTATCTATATAAAAATTTATTTATATATATAAATAAAAATGCAAAATTACATTGATAAACTTAATAAATTATTAACAGACAATAAAGTTAGTGAATGTCATGGTATAAATCACGCAATCCAAGTAATGCATAATGCACAACAAGCACTAAATTATGGAGATTATGCATTAACTGAAGAAGAAAAAGAATCTGTATTATTAGCTGCTTTATTACATGATGCGGATGATCATAAATTTTTTCCAAATAATCATGATTATGATAATCTACGAATTATATTAAATGATAAACCAAATGAGTTTATTTCACGAGTTATGTTTATGGTAAATTTAGTTTCTTCATCTAAAAATGGTGATAATATTCCAGACTATGTAAAAGATAAAGAATGGATATTAATTCCTCGATATGCAGATAGGTTAGAAGCAATTGGAGTAATTGGTATTGAACGTTGCTATACATATGGTAAAGTTAAAAAACCAATTGCAGAATTATATTTAGATATAACTGAAAGAGGATTTACTGAATCAGAATTATGGGAAATTGCAACTGTAGAACGTTATAATTCATATACAGGTAATAGTATGTCTATGATAGATCATTATTATGATAAATTATTACGATCATCAGTATTCCCTATTAAAAATCCATATTTTGATACAGAATGCACGAAGAGAAGAAAACCCATCATTAAATTTTTATTGTATTTTTGTAATAAGGGAAGTATTACTGATGAGGAAGTACTTGAATTTATTAAATCATATAAAGATGATTAAATATTATAAATTGATTTACCCATGTGTTAATTAATTGATATTTTATAAAAATTGAAAAATTAATTGTATATAATGTTCATAAATAAAAGTATTAACTAAGTCAAGCAAAAAAGTTTTAACTCTTCTGCTTTACAATGGACAACATGCTTCCTATTCCTAGCCGCTCCATGTCGGGTATTTACGATGAACCGCCTAATACAACGCCCATTGGCCGCTCCATGTCGGGTGGTTATGAGGAGCCGCCCAAGCCGACGCCTGTTGGCCGCTCCATGTCGGGTGGTTATGAGGAGCCGCCCAAGACGACGCCTATTGGCCGCTCCATGTCGGGCGGTTATGAGGAGCCGCCCAAGACGACGCCTATTGGCCGCTCCATGTCGGGCGGTTATGAGGAGCCGCCCAAGACGACGCCCATTGGCCGCTCCACGTCGGGTGGTTATGAGGAGCCGCCCAAGACGACGCCTATTGGCCGCTCCATGTCGGGCGGTTATGAGGAGCCGCCCAAGACGACGCCAGTTGGCCGCTCCATGTCATCGGGTTATTGAACGTTTGAGCCTGTACTGGTTAACTAAATTCTTTTAATTATAATTTTTTAATTTATAATTAAATTTATACTGTATTTAGATATAAAAATATTATTATTAATACAAAACTATAATATTTATTTAATCATATAAAGATGATTAAATAAATATATAAATATATGAATAATAAAGACAAATTAATATTATCCAAAGAAATATTTTTTAATTTATGTAATAATAAAGTTGATTTAGAAAATATTAATTTTATTGATAGTGCAGGTGCAACTCAATTAACATGGGCAATTATTCTTGGTAAATATGATATGGTTAAATACTTATTAGAAAAAGGAGCTGATACTCATATACGAGTATTTCCATTTGTATATCATATTATTGAATATGATTGGATATTAGTATCTGCATATAATATATTTTCATTAGTTTTACCTGAAAAAATTATAAATATATTAAACATTCATAAAATAAAAAAGATATTATACATATTAAAAACTAATATGTATATCAATGAAAAAGGTATTGAAATTAAATATATTCCTAATATTTGTTATGAAATATTCAAATTTGATTGTGCATATAATGTATTATTATTACAATGGGATACACAAGAAAAATTTGATTATAAAATGAAATTAACATTCTGGTTATATCCTAAATTTGGATCTTCTAATAATAAATATTTACAAAAATTTTTGAAGGATCCAGAAGTATTAAAAAATATACGAAGTAATATGATGCATATATTTCAATTTAATAGAAAGGTGTACAATGATATTTATCGATTAATACCATTAGGTACTACACATATTGAAGAATATTTTAATAAAGAATGGGTTAATACAATCATTCCTGAATTTTTAAATAATATTATTGTTAAAGCAATATGTAGTTGTATTTAGATAAGAAAAATAAGTATTAGTATTTCTATTCCTGTCTAGATATAAAATTAAATAATAATAAAAATTGAAAAAATAAATATTTGTATTGTTCATTATTAGTTGTAATTCTGCTAGTGTATCAACACACTTGTAAAAAATGCCCAAGTCTATCAAGACTAGCAAATCCTCGTCTGATCCCAAGCCTAAGCCGAAGCCTAAGCCTAAGCCCTCATCTGGAAATGAGTCTTATGGCCCTCCTATTGGAGGAGGAGAATTGGGTGGTTCTGGTGGTGGTAGTTATCCGTATTGGCCTTAGGTCGTAATTTTTTTATACTCGACATTATAGGCTTAATTTTTTATATTATATAATATAAAAAATTAGTATATTAAACCATATTATAATAAAAAAATATATATTTACGATCTATTAAGGAAATTTTACATTACCTTTGAACTCTTTAATTTCATTGCCACAAAAACAATTTTGTGTTTGTTTCATTTTTTTATAATTTTTAATTGATGACTTGTAACACTTATAACAATGTGTCAAATGATATCCATTATCATCTTCATTAATTGGCGGACAATTGGCAATTGTAGTAGCCACATTAAAACAGTCTGAGGTAATACACTTATAATAATGTTCTGAATTCTTTTGATCATCAGACATTGTAATTTTACGGATTGAAGTTACATCTTGCTTACAATACGAACATTTATTCATTGGTACGGATGCTAATAGTTTTTCAGCACAATCATGACAAGAATAACAATGACCACATGAAAATACATACTCACGAATTTCATCACAGCAAATTGTACACATACTAATATCAGGTCCAACTTGATTACTTTCTTCTTGATGCGAAGTAGGTTGAGAAGGTGATCGACCACATACAGCACTCATAGTAACTGCTGCTGACATTTGTCGCGATGAACCATCAGACGCGGCACGAAGTAAATGATCCATATTAATTTGAGATCGAGATAATGTAGTTTCATATAATTTTCTACCTTGTTTGATTGTATAGTGAAATAACTCTGTCAAACATACATTATTAATTGGTGATATACTTACATCTGTAATAAATTTACGATTTTTATTACAGATATTATTAATTTTTCGAAAATAACCAATTTTATTATTGTAACTTGAAATATTTGCAATATTAATACAATGACCAATATCATTGATAATATTAATCATCATTTGGCCTTTAGTCAGATCAACTGGAGTTAGAATAAATTCATCATTAATACCAATCCACTTAGTCATATCACTAATAACAAGTGATTGAGATACATTGTTAGTATCTGTATATGTAATTTGCGCTTTAATTTTAGTAGGATCAATAAAATTTAATAGTAATAACTGATACGATTTCATAACTGTAAATTTAATAGTGTACTTTACATATACTTCAGTTGTATTACTGTGTTCATCATCTATGTGATCATCATCATCCTGATTAGTAGAAATTGTAGGTGATAATATATTATCATTTAATTCAGAACTTACATATGTAGACATTGATCCTGATTGATCAACCATAAATATAATTGTATCTTTTTTCATTTTAACATCCATAATAGGTTCATCTTTCTTTTTAATAATAAGTGTATTATCATAAGTATACATAATTAAATTATTATTTTCAATTGAATTAGTTGGTGTAAATGTATCATAAATATCTTTATTAATTTGTTCAACTTGTACAAGTGTCCCAAGTTTAATATTATCTTTTTCTGTCATAATTGTAACTGTCACATTACGCCAAATATCAGGTGCTTTTAAACCTTCACCATCTGCCATCCGAGCAAGTAATTCATTCTGAATAATATCAGGTGATTCACCTTCAACTGTATCATCAGTTTTAGATATTTTAGATAATGTTTTACTATCAAAATTTGATTTGTTTCCAATACCCATTGTAGTAACACTATTTTTGTATTTGTTTAAAAATGTCAAATTTTCAACACTTAAATCATTACTATTCTGACCATCTGATAAAAATATAATTTCAGGTGATGAACTCATAATTTCTGGTACACATTCTAAAAATTCAAAAGGTGCTAGAAAATCTGTACCGTTATAAGGATATGATGTTTTAATTTGTGTAATAATATTATCGTAAGTTAGTTCATCATTCAACTGAATACGCTTTTTATAATTTGTTTTAATAAATTCCTTTCTTTCATCGCTAATTTTAATATTAGTATAAATTGTAACACCATCATTAAAAAGAATAATAACAATATTATTATTCTTTTTCTTAGCATATTCAATATTCATAATCATGGTCTTTCGACAAATTTCATAACGAGTGTCTGCCATAGCAAAATCTATATATTACCAAATAAATTAATATAAAATTATATTTTCAATTTTTATTAATTCTGTTTATCTATTGATTTTATAATATGATTAATATTATTTTTAAATTTTATATATTGGATACCATCTTCATCATACTCATTTGAAGTATACATTGGATAGTGAGAAATTATAACTTTATTGGTATTAATATCTAATGTAGATAAATACGTAACTGAATTTGTATGTAATGTATTTATCATACCAGGTGTTATTAAAGCCTTACTATGTTCGTACATATTACTATAATATGGTGAATCTAAAAATAATCGGGCTTCTTTAACTTTACCCCAATAGATACTACCAACAATCTGTAAATCATAATCTGTCCAATAATAACTTGAATTATTTAATAAATGTATATTATTATATAATTTACAACATCCTTGCAGTGTTTCTAATAATTCTTTTATAGAATATTTAGTATTTGTATTTGATAATTCAACTATACCAGGTACATAAAAAACTTTATCAAAATTAAATGATGCATAATCTAAAAATTTAACTAAATTTGTATTAACATGACTAATATTACCTGTTATAATTAAATTTGATCCCATTGGTTTAATAAATGTTTGTAAAGTATCTTTCTCTATTTTATTTAAGTATAAATTACCAATAGTTTGTACATTGATTTTATTCACATTTGTACCATAATTAATTATGTTAGAAATAGTAGAAAATTTCATATTGGAAATTAGTTTTTTTTGTAAGAAAATGTTTAGTCTCATATTATAAATTATAATTAAATATTTATATTTAAATAAATATCTTCTACATATTTTATTAATGCTAAAATGTTATCCTCACACGCTTGTAAGAAATGTTTCTCTCTGGAATAAATTCTTACCGAGTGTAACACCATATTATGCACTAAAATGTAATCCACATCCAATTGTAATTTCAGAATTATCTAAATTAAATATTAACTTTGAATGTGCTGCTATATCTGAAATAAATAAATGCTTACCATATAAAAAAGATATTATATATGGTCATCCAAATAAAACACCATTACAAATAAAAAAAGCAAAAAATTCTAATATTCAGAAGATAGTATATGAATCATTATCACAATTAAAATTAATACATAAAATATAACCAAATTCTTTACCTAAATTAAGAATACAATCGTGCGAAGATTTATCCGAAATAAAATTTAATCAAAAGTTTGGAGCATCTAATGAAGAATTAGATGAAATAGTATATTTTCATAATAAAAATAATTTTAATTTACATGGAATTTCATTTCATGTCGGTAGTAAATGTTACTACCCAGTGCAATATATAAATACGATGGATAAAAT